GGCTCCATCTACACTACAGGTCCCACCCCAGAAGAAGCAGTAGCAGAGCTGTACCTAGCACTCAAGAAGAGATGAACCTACCCTATAAAACTCTCGAACAGCTAGACGATGCAGGGATACCGACACGGCCCGGCTTCTTTGAACGAGACCCAGAAAGCTACGGGAAGTATTACGCCGTTAAGTGGGCTACGGAAGACGGGCACCTGTACTGCGGAGGAAACGAACCGCACCTCCGAGAACCGAGCCTAGAGGAACTTATCGATGCGTGCGGCGAGGGACTAGAGACTCTTGCTCGACAAGATGATGAGCAAGATCGATGGGTGGCGATGGCGCCGAACTGGGAGAATCTGCCCGTTTGTGCAGGACCAACTCCAAAGTCAGCCGTAGCCGCCCTGATAATCGCTTTAAGAAAACAATGATTTTCAACCTATTCTGTAAGATGTGTAAGAAGCAGATAGCAGGCGTGGCCTACGCCTCGAAGAAGAAGCATGGGTACCTTTGCGAGCCGTGCTGGGAGAAAGACGTAGATGTGGACGATGAGGTGTAAACATGCTGGATGCCGTCGAACCGCACAAGAAAGGTTCGCCATGTGTATAAATCACATTTCCTCCCTCTTTGAGAGGGACCGACTAGATATGCTAAAAGCCCCCGGAAGCCTGAACGCAGTATGCGAGATACCAGAGTGTCGTGATAAGACCGAACACGGCTGGAGCATCTGTAGACTGCATGTTCGTAGGTATTGGAATGAGTTAGCTACGTATAACAAGATACGAGAAAGACGATTAAAGAAACAACGTAGGAAGACGGCACACTTAGACCCCTGGCTCGACGCGCCGCTCATCCCCCCCGTACAGATACCGAGGGAGTACCAGCAGTCCTGGGACGACGACCGGAAACAATACGTGATAATCAAGCGGAACAAGATGGAATGACTGTTGATAACCCCGTTTTCCTATATTAGACGTAGTAAACTATAACCATATGAAAGTAATCGTAACGGGCGCAGCAGCAAGAAAGAAGCTACTCGACGGGGCCACTATCCTCGTTGACTCGGTAAAGGATACGCTCGGCCCCTGGGGCTCGAACGGCATACTTGAAAAGGGCCTCCGGGTGACTAATGACGGGTATACCATCGCGGCCCAGGTGGAGAGCGAGGATGAGATTGAGAACCTGGCTATACGGCACATACGTGAGGCTACCAATAAGACGAATGAGAAAGCCGGGGACGGAACTACCACCTCCACCATCCTCGCGCATGCCATACTCAAGGACGCATCCCGTCTCCTCGGAAAGGAGGGCGTAGTACGGAGCAAGACGAACGGCGCATCCCTCGTGCGCCAGCTCGAAACAGAGAAAGATTCGGTCATCGCCGCGCTCCAGGAATCTTCCCGCGAAATAGCGAGCGAGTCCGAGCTGTTCGATTCCTGCCTGGTCTCCACTGAGAACGAGCACCTTGCCAAGCTTATCGCCGAGGCACAGTGGAAGATAGGGAAAGACGGCGTTATTGTGGTAGACGAGCACATAAAGCGTGAGTCAGAGATAGAGTACGTGTCGGGCATCCATATTGACAACGGCGTCTCGGCCCTCCAGGTCATCAACAACCCTCAGAACCAGGCCCTGGAGGTGGATGATGTGTACGTGATACTCACGAACCACACCGTCCAGAGCCTCGTACCGTTCAAGAACCTCCTCGACTCCATGAACGCTGCCGGGCGTAGGAATATAGCTATCGTAGCCCGCGCATTCACCTCAGACGCGATACTCACCTGCCAGGAGAACTGCAAGAGTGGTTTCATGATGTACCCGATAAACGCGCCGTACACCGACCAGTCCGAGGTCATGAAAGACATGGCAGCGTCGCTCGGCGGCCGCTACATCGACCAGGAAGAGACAGCACTGGAAGACATCCAGCTCACGGACGTAGGATTCGCCAAGCGAATCGTAGCCAAGGCGTATGAGTCCGTATTCACCGGAGAAGATAACGATGAGACCCGGGCTAGCCGCGCAGCTCGCGTGAAAGAGCTCGAATCGAAGCTAGAGGGCGCCATATCCAGCTTCGAAGATAAGAATATCCGTACCCGCATCGCTCAGCTTACGAACGGCTTCGCTATCCTCCGCATTGGTTCCGTGTCTGATTCAGAGCGCAAGCGGCTCCGGGATAAGGCAGAGGACGCGGTAAACGCGGCACGCGCAGCTCTCCAGGAGGGTACGGTACCGGGAGCTGGCCTGTCTTTCAAAGAGATAGCCGACAAGATGGACGACTCAGCTATCCTCAAGCGTCCGCTCCAGGCGATACACCAGCAAATCATGCTGAACGCTCCGGAGGATTATCAGATACCTGAGTGGGTACGCGACCCAGTAAAGGTGCTCCGCATCGCCCTTGAGAACGCGGTTTCGGTAGGCGGCTCGCTCGCAACCGCTGCTATGGCCTCGGCTACGAAGATAGAGAAGCCCTGCGCTATGCACTCTTCACAAGAACAGGGATAGGTAGATACTAAGAGTATGAAGTTCATAGATTCAATCAAGAACGGCTACGGAACCCTCTCTGCCGACATTAAGAAGAACGGCGTACGTCCGATGGACGACAAAGGCATAACCGGCAAGAGCAAGGTCCCGACGCGAAAGACGAACAAGAGCATGAGCGGCCTCGAACTCCTCGAAAAGGCCACGAGACAAAAGGCATAGTTTCGCATGCGAAAGACGAAGAAACATCGCCAGAAACTCGCCAAGAGGACTCACATAGACAAGAACATTATCAAGTTCCTCATATCTACTAAGACACATGGCACTAACTCTGGCTGATATAGGAAGACGGGTAAAAGTGAAAGGTACTAGTGGGTACTGGTACCTGGCCGCAATAAACGAGCCTTGGGCTGACGTATGTAGCCCTAGTGAATATCCGAAGACGAGCACGTTGCGTACTGAACAGAAAAATATAACTGTCCCAAAGACAATTATTGTCTCAGACTACTGTGAATATTGTTGCCGTGGCGGCCGCAAGCGCGTAAAAAACTGATATGGTACACCCTGGCGGAAGACCAAGCATATATACTCAGGAACTAGCAGATAGAATCTGTGACGAGCTATCTAATGGGCTATCTCTCCGTACTGTCTGTCTGTCAGATGATATGCCAGCCAAGACTACGGTATTCCGTTGGTTGCGTGAGAACGAAGAGTTTAGGAACCAGTACGCGCGCGCGAAAGAGGAAGCTACCGACGCGCTAGCTGAAGAGCTGCTTGATATTGCCGACGATGCGTCTAACGACTGGATGGAGAGTAACAAGCCAGGCGATAACAGCGTAATCCTCAATGGAGAACATCTGCAGCGCTCTCGGCTTCGTGTAGACACCCGCAAATGGCTCATGAGCAAGATGAAGCCTAAGAAGTACGGCGAGAAGCTAGATATGACTACCAACGGCAAGGACATGCCTACTCCGATACTTTCCGGCATCGTCCCTATAGTGCCTGCTAAAGACAATGAAGACGAAAGAACAGATTAAAAAGTATAACCAGGAGTACAGTAAGCGTCCTGAGGTAATAGAGCGTGCTCGTATCAAGAATAGCCGCCCTGACCAACGCGAGAACAGAAAAGTGTACAAACAAACACCCGCCGCAAAGGCTGCTAATTACAGATACCGTACTAAGCCGGAAGTTAAGGAGCGGAATCGTCGCAGGCGGCTAGAACTGCTGTATGGCATAACATACGAAGAGTACGAGGTTATACGTACAGCTCAAAAGAATGCCTGTGCTATATGCTTCATATCCCCTGAAAGATTCCATGTTGATCACAATCATGAGACAGGAAAGGTAAGAGGACTTCTATGCGGTAGCTGCAATATGGCTCTTGGTCTCTTCAAGGAGAACGAAACCAACTTACTCGTAGCAGTCGAGTATCTACGTAGATATGTTTAGCGCCACCACAGCAACACGCAAGATATCCGGGATGACGAAACGCATACGAGTTGTGCAGGGCGGCACCTCGGCTTCGAAGACCATCTCGATCCTCCTATACCTGATAAGTCGTTCCCAGTCAGATACGGAGCCCAAGCTTACCTCTGTTGTCTCGGAGAGCATACCGCACCTGAAACGAGGAGCATTACGCGATTTCAAGAATATAATGCAGTCGCATCACTATTGGAAAGACAGTAACTGGAATGCCACGGACTCTATATATCGCTTTGAAACGGGCTCTCAGATGGAGTTCTTTTCCTCTGACAACGGCGATAAGTTACGTGGAGCCCGACGCGACCGACTTTTCATAAATGAGGCAAATAACGTACGTTTCGATGCGTTCGAGCAGTTGGAGGTGCGCACCAAGGAATTTGTCTTTATAGATTTCAACCCGACGAATGAGTTTTGGCTATTTACTGACGTATTACCGAAGCGCAGCGACTGCGAACACATAATCATTACGTATAAAGATAATGAGGCTTTGGCCCCTGAAATCGTCGCATCAATAGAGCAGCGCAAGGGCCGCAAAGGCTGGTGGCAGGTCTACGGGCTCGGTCAGCTCGGCGAGGTCGAGGGCAAGATATACAAGGACTGGGACATAATAGACTTCATTCCGCATCAGGCACGGCTCCGGAGGAAATGGGTGGACTTCGGCTACAGCAACGACCCGAGCTCCATAGGCTCAGTGTACGAGTACAACGGCGGGTATATCCTCGACGAGCTGGCTCACCGCAAGCTCATGACGAACGAACAGATAGCCGATGTCCTGCTTCAGGACGAAGAGAACGTACTTACCATAGCCGATAGTGCAGAACCGAAGTCCATAGATCACATCGCCTCCATGGGCGTGCAGATAATCGGCTCGAAGAAAGGGCCGGACTCGGTCCGTAACGGTATCCAAGTAGTGCAGGCCCAGCGCATAAGCGTCACGAAACGCAGTACCAACATCATACGGGAATACCGCAACTACCTGTGGAAAACCGATAAGGACGGGCGGATACTGAACGAGCCGGAGCATGAGTTCAGCCATTCGATGGACGGCATTCGGTACGCGATAAACGACCTGGTCCGCCCCGAATACTCGCCACTCTCCGTATTCATACCTACCTACTAGCTATGCACACTTACCGCATTTACAAACCGCTAGCTATACTGTACGCACAATGATTGGCGCAATAGTAACTGACGAGGACGGAAACCCCGTAGACGGGAACGGCAACAAGCTGACCGTATCCCAGTACCAGCCGTCCGAAGAGGTGAAGAAGCTCTTTGCCCGCTGTATGCGGGATTATCAGGTCGCCTACACCTTGCAGCACCGCGAGTTCGACGAGTTCGACGGCATGAGCCTGCTCCAGCGCGCGAAGCTTGACCAAGAGACATTCGGCGCTTTCGTTGGATGTGAGTTCGTTCCGGTACAGAACCGCTGGCGCTGGCGTGGCCGCAAGAACACCGCACGTAACCGCCTTATCGGCATCCTTGCCCATATGCTCGCCGCGATGCTCTTCCCGTACGTGCGGGCTATAAACGAGCATGACGAGGAGGAGGAAATGACCGCTCGCGTCATGGGTATCCTCGTTGAGGAGCATCTTCTTAAGGCAGGCTACGAAATGAAGTTCCTATACATCGTCCTTTCTGCGCTCGTAAACCCTGCCGTGTTCGTAGGCGTCGAGTACGTAGAAGCCCTGCAGCGAGTAAAGGTCCAACTAGCCAGTGGCAAGGTTAAGATAATCGACGCGATAGATGAGTTCCTATCAGGTCTGAACCTCAACATAATCCCCATAGATGAGCTCATGCTTGCCGACTTCTTCACCGGGGAGCTCCAGCGCCAGCCGTACGTAGTACGTGTCCGCCGCATTTCGTGGGACGAGGCCCGCTCTATCTATGGGCAGAACCCTAACTTTGAGTACGTAGAGGCCGGGAAGACCCGCATAGTCCTTACGGGACAGGAGCACCAGACTCTCTATGACATCGAGTGGACCGAGGCAGACCGCGATTTCGTACAGGAGATGACGTTCTATTATCGGGCTGAGGATTTACAGGTTACTTGGGTAGGTGGCGTATTCATGGGCGAGGAAACGGACGTCTACAACAAGAACCAGTTCCAGCACCGCCGAATGACCCTAGCTGACGGAGAGTGGATAACCGTACCGGTCTACCCGTTCGCTAAGGCTGGCTTCGAGCCGATAGACCCAACAGGCCGCTTTGCCTACTACAAGTCCGGCGCTTTCAAGTCGTACTGGGACGATCGGTCAATCAATACTGCCTACGGCCTGTTCCAGGACGGCATGGTGCTGGATGTCATGAAGCCAATGTTCCTCTCGGGCGTCGCTAAGGCAGACACCACGGTTATTGCACCAGGAGCCACGGTAGGTATGCCTACGGGAGCCACGGCTACTCCATACCAGCTCGGACCGAACCTCGCGGCGGCTATGAACGTCCTTACCCAGAACAAGGAGGACTTGGCTGAGAGTACGCAGGACCAGACACAAGGCGGCGTCGTAGAGCCTGGCGTAACCGCGCGCGCCACCATCATCGCTCAGCAGAATGCCCGTATCTTCCTCGGCGTATTCGGCGCTATGATTGCCCGACTCGTAGAGGATGTAGGCGCCCTGACGATAGACTGCGTCGTACAACATGCCACTATCGGCGAGATGGACGCTACAGCCCCAGGCTCCGTGGCTACCAAGTACAAGACGTTCCTCGCTAAGAACCAGGATAATAATGGTCAGGAGCTCTCGCATCGCATCATCTTCTCGGATAAGTACATGGGCCGTCAGATGACCAAGGACGAGATAGAGGAGGAGGAATGGGCTATCTACGATCAGTCCGGTTCTACCCCCGAGGACCGGGCGAACTCCATGCAGCGCATCTACTACGTGAATCCGTATCAGTTCGCCCGCATGAAGTACGGACTCTATGTAAACGCCGATAAGAT